TATGCAAAGCAACTATTTGTAACAAGTGGCTACCTAAATAAAGCCGTGCGTGAGGTAACAGGAAAAACAGTTATAAAATGTATTACAGAGGTACTTATCAGCGAAGCAAAATATTTACTGATGAGTTCACAACATTCAATCGAAACCATTAGCGAGCAACTGCACTTTACTTCTGCGGGGAGCTTCAGCAGGTTCTTTAAAAGGCAAACAGATACAACGCCTATGGAATATAGGAAAGAATACGGTAAATAACAGGCATGCACAGATAACAGTGCTTCATTATTGTCGGTGCACGGCTATATCAATTATTTGAGCTATGGTACGTTCAGCGATTTTTAAGGAGATACTATCAGAAATAGATACCAGGGAGCAGGAACTGTCGCTCGGCGATACATCCCTTATTGAACAGTCCGGGATCATGATCGCGTTATTGCAAGGGGTTCTTGTACGCATTAAGGAACAGGTACGCACAGCAGGATTTGCCGATGCAATGCAGGAAATCGAGTTCTTTAAGGAAGTGAAGCCTCTGATTTTGGGTAAACTCATCTACTACAATAATGTCTACAGAATTGAAACTACCTGCCCCGTAAGGGGCGGCAAGTTATACCGCAAATATTTTGAGGGCCAGCTGAAGCTTTTAAAACAGAATAATGCAAGCCAGTTAGATATGGACTTCTACAGGTACTATCGTTCGGGCAGGACAGATAAAGATGCTGACTATTTTTTGCGCGAGCAGGTACATTATGCTACCGTTTTAGACAGCTTCTACTTTGAGATGGACAGCCAGTATTCCACCTATTATGACCATCTGGTCGCAAGGTTTATAGCGCAAGACCATACCTACATCTATCTTTTGTCAAGGATTGACCCTGAAACGCCGGTTAACTTCGGTTTACTGGATATTCCGGAGGACCTGCAATGGACGGGCACTAAAAATGCCCTTATAGAGCTCATCTACGCCTTATATATCTCGGGGGTACTTTCCCATGGTAAGATAGGTATCCGTAAGCTGAGCCTTATTTTTCAAAGCCTCTTTAAAATATCTTTGGGTGACATCCATCACGCTTTTCACCGCATGAAAGACCGATCCGGCAAGCGGACGTTATTTATTGACCAATTACGGAACTCCCTGGAAGTATAATCGGCGAAACCAAACCTGCAAAAAACCGCAGCTATGAATTCTAATCCGGCGTTCAAATCTACAACTTATTTTAAAGGTTATTAAAAAGCGTTTTAAACGCCTTTAAAGCTGCAAAAATTCTTTTCTGAAGCCATCAGCAAAAATAAGTACATAATCATGCCTTTGCCTGTCTTTGTTATCAAGCTTTAGCAGGCTAAATTTGCGCGTATCCGGGTTATATTGGTACTCTATATTTATTATAGATGTTATTTGCGCTGTATAGCCTTCTAATAAGCTCGTAAGATGGTCTTTAAAATTCTGTATCCTGAAATCATGGTACTCCTGATTGTGATAGAACTCTTCATCATGCTCAAACTTTACTTTAACCGTCACATTTATCATACCTTCATCTTGTTTCTGCAAATCTATTAAAAAGCCCCAAAAAATGGGGCTTTTTTTGTTGCAACACTTGCGTAATATATTGGTTTTAACTATCTTTATTCTGTGTTAGAATGAGGCTAACTCATTGATTGCGTCCATTGTTTATGGAGCATAATATCTGTATATGTAGCCACATTATTCATTTGCATATTAAGCTCTTTACGCTCAGCTCCGTTAAACGGGTTTAAGCCGCCTGTATTACTTTCTATCCACTCACACAGCTCTATTATTGATGACTTGTTGGATGTGAAGTAGAAGTATGAAGTGTTTTTCAGCACCTTCAGCACATCAAGATAGTCGGCTAACTTCCAATAGTTTTTATACGTACCTGTTTCAGTGGCCAAGTATGGCGGGTCAACCATAAAAACAACATTTTCTTTGTCTTTGTACATATTAAAAACCTCTTTATAGTCCGCACCAATAACCTCTACACCATCAAGATAACCGTCAGCATTATATTCGCTCATTTTTATATTGTTATACAGCGTGCTTTTTGTCAATTCATCAAATGACAGCACATACTTCATGCTGAATAACAAAGATGATGACAGGGTAATATAATCTACCGCTCCCGGTTCTGACTTAATGCGCTCAAGTACCATGTCTCTTACTGTACCTGTTATACGCTTTTCACGTGGCCACTCTTTTACAATTGCTCTCAGGTCTGCTAATAGAGCGTTAGTATGCGGAATAAGTTTAATGCGCTGAGCATAGTCATCATAATCGTTATATACCGCTGTTGCATTCGGATAAACAACCTTAACAGTGTGTGAAAGAAGCCCTGAGCCGCCAAATAAATCTACATAGGTAGCATTAGCCGGATAGTGCTTTAAAGCTGTCTTAAAGTCTTTTAAAAATCGTCTTTTTTGCCCCATAAACGGAAGGGGTGCCGCATTGTAATTTTTCATTTTTACCATTATAATTATTCAAATCGTTAGTATATTTGCAGTCTCCCAACATAATAAAATAACACATACATGCAGGAAGGCTCATGCCCTCAGTCTGCGCTTGTATGTGCTATCTTTTAAGTTTATGTTGGGAGACCTAAACTAAATGGCTGGGGGCTTTTTACTCTTCTATGCTCGGCTCTTTATATTGTTCTAAAAGGGCTATATTGACACCTAACGCTGCCAGCATAATCTTTGCCCTTTCAATGGATGTTAAAAGCATTTGGGCAGTTCCAACAATGTTAGAACCATCGGCCACCGGAATAATGGCCAATACTTCAAATTCGTTAAAACGGATAAGATACTTTCTCATATTTTATAAGGGTTTTATATTCCATACATGTTCATACTGATTAACCAACACCCATATCTTTTCTAATTGGCTGGCTGGTGTTCCATTGTTGCTACCCTGTATGTAGCCTGCTGGCTGCTGGTAGTTTCCGGATGGCCTCACTGAGTTGCTGGTTTCGGTAGATGTTGAGCCGTATATATCAACTGTCATACTCCTGAACTGGCTTGCTGATGTTCCGGTAATAGGAGCATTGGCAACTGTAAAAGAATAGAAGCTATCTACAAAAGCGTTAACCCTTGCTACTGTACCATAGGCAGCAGGCGCAATAAAGCTTTTAAGCTTTGTGAGCTGGTTTAGCCATACAGGCAGCGCAGTGGCCATTGTGTTAACTGCTGTAATGTTGATTGTGGTAAGATTGATACAGGCTGAAAAATCGCCCCATGCATTTAAATGATTACTAATTGTGAAGTTAGCCTGATATAGAGCCAAAATTTTCAAGCCTGTAAGCTTGCTTACAAATGCAGGAACCGCACCAGCATTCCATGTCTGACCTCCGATTTGAATATGTTCAAGTGTAGTATTAGTAAAAGCGATATCATAATTATTATTATGCCCGGCATTACGAACATTTATAACCTTTACGCTTGGCAATGTGAGCAGTTTTTCAAATTCGGTAAAAGGCATGGCCGTCCTGTTAATGTCTGCATATTCTAAAGACTGCAACCCACTTACATCATCCGGTAATCTCATGGCCGTGGACGAGTTAATACCTATATACATATCCTTTAACTTGTAAAGCTCTGCAAATTCAGCAGGCATAGTGTAATTAATACCTGTTTGCGCAATATTAATGTAGGTAAGGGTTTCTTTCAGTTTGTTAATTTCATCAAATCTTTTATTTTCAGCTGACCCGGACAGGTTAATAGTATTGGTTAATGAAAGTGTCTGAATTGGCGAATTCAATATCCAGTTAGGAAACCCGGCATTCATAACATCGCCCACTTGAGAGAGGTTAAGTGTGCGTATCCGGCTATTATAAAAATCCTGCGGGAAATTGGTTATAAAGTAACTTTGCGATATACTAAGATACTCAAGGTTTTGAAGTTTTGATAATCCGGCGGGCAGGCTGTTATATAAGTAGGTACGGTTAAAGATTATTGTTGTTATGGCCTGCGGTTTCTGAAAGCGCATCGTTATATCCCTGTATTGCTCATAGCTGTCATTTACAGTGTTTTTTATACCTGCTGGCAAATCCTGAAAGTAATAAACCGGAACCACAAAAGAGCCTGTAATGTTAATTGTAGCTGGCGTGGTAGCATTGGCAACAGCACCCATATCAATACGGCGGTTTGAGCCTGAAACCTTAAAATCAACAACATGCTCACCTGTACCGTCGTTGTAGTCAATATAAAGCTTATTGTCTATATTGTTTTGTGAAATAAGCCTGAAGCTGTTTTCAAATGTACTGTTATAGCGCGCCGGGAAGTAAGAACCTTTGACCCTGAACTTTAAGATAATTTCAGCATCAGGGGTTATAGTCATAAACCTGCCTAAAGAACGTGCTATTTTACCGTTTACTAATAATAACATGATTTAAACCATTTTAGTTACTGTGTACTTTATCCAGTGTGCATCACTGTCACCAACTTTCTCATAAATAGTGGGCGTTGCCATAAAGGCGCACACAACTGTAAAGCCTTTCTTATAGCCATTAGATGTAGGGTAGGCTGAAACAATATCTGCCAGCGATGCAAAGCCTGTGCTGGTTTCATTATACTCCCTGTAATTCATCATGGTTTCTGCGCTAAGCACTCCATCAGGGCCGACTGTAACAACGCGGCTTTCTGTACCTTCATAAGCAAGGCTGAGCAACAGATCTGTTCCAAAAAGGGTAAGCATTTCAAACCTGCTCCTTATTTGTGAGTACCTGAAGACAGCAAATGAATCGGTACGCAATAAGATATCCTGCCCTGAAGCTGTATATAGCCTATTGCCCGGTAGTGACTCATTGCTCAGGTTTTTTATAGTCAACAAGCCCTGGCTTTTATTATATATGATAACCTGCTGGCCATCATAAAAATTAGTACTACTTATACCGGTAACGTTAACAGCAGAAGCAAAGCTTACAAGCCCTTTGCCCTGAGCGTTTACATTATGGGCATCAGTGTTGGCCGTTATCTCCAGCTCACCCTGTGCTGCCTTATCTGTTTTTTTATCAAGCTCAGCTTTAACCGTTGGTGTATTAGGATAAGAAGCTGTATCAGCGTTATTGATGTTGGTGGTTTTCTTATTAACATCCGCAACCAGCTCGTTAACCTTATTCGTTACTTGGTTAAATTCGATGGCCATTATCTTTTGATTTTCCGGTATATCCTGAACGGCCTGCACTTTCTCAGGGCTGTCAACTTTATTTGCTATGTTTAAAGGTTCCATTATGGTTGTGTTTGAAGTTTAAGTTCGTTATAATAAGCTGTTAAAAAAGCTTCATTATCTGTCTCAAGAATATCCCTTATCACGCCCTGAGCATCCATTACTTTGTAATTAGATGCGGCGCGTTCCATACAACTGTAAAATAGACGTGCGCTTTGGTGCATAGGATAATCGTTTCCTGAGAAAGTAAAGACAGCAGTATCAAGGCCATTTACTTTAGCCCTGTATTCATAAGCGGGCTGCTCGGCTAAATATTCTGCCTCATAAGCTGCCATCTCAGATTCACTTCGCTCTTCAAGTTGGCCATTAACTATCTTTAAAGGCGATACGCCAAACTGATTTTGCGGCATATCCTCTTCATCAATAACAAGCGGTGTGTCTTCACCGTCCCATGTTTGCCAAAACAAAAAGGGTTTATTTGGCAGTTCTGTTGCTATTAGTTTTCCCATATTAAGCTTTGATTATTGTGTAACGAATTCGTAAACTTTGCGTAAAGCTGCCTGACTCTCTCAGCCTTATTTTAAAGGATGTAGCTGTTTTGCTATGTATAGCATAAAAAAGTGTAGCGGTTGCAGCGGCCACACCTTCACTTGTTGCCTCAAAGCTTGGTATCACCTGATAAATAGACGTTCCAATAGAAGTAAAGACAGCCGTAAACTCAAGATTGCCGTTTTGTATATCCCCTGCCATTATGGTGCCTTGCTTTAGTATGATAGCGGCGTTGGGCTTGTTTAATATTCCTGAAGTTGCACTTTCAGGCGAAAGCCAGTTAGGTTTTACATTTACCTGTGCGCCAGCTTGTATGCCGTTTAACTTAGTCAGTAATTCATTCGTAAAAGGGATATAATTGGAATCTATAACTATTCCATCGGGCAGAGCAAAGTCTGTAAGCTCTTTAACTGTTTTTAGCCTTTTAAGGTCTGAGAAAGGAAAACTGGCCACAACTGTACCGTTGCCAGTTCCGCAGGTGGCATAACGTGTTATATATGCCGGAAGGCTGTCAAGCTGCTGGTCGTTATTGGCATCAACATTGTAATTTACAAACTCTGTATTTTCGTAAATCTTAACTGTAGTGCCGGGTGCTGACTGCTGAAAAAGTATAAGCTCTGAATTGTAACTGATAAAGCCCTGTGTTACTAACTGTCCGTTAAATACGACATTTACCCCTGAAATTATAGTTTTATCACCAGCTAAAGCTGCAAGCGCGGCAAGTGGCTCAGCAAAGCAGGCCTGAAGGAACCGCCACGTTTTGTTAGTTCCCGGAAAACCTGTAGATGGTATGGTTATTCTATCCATGCTATGTTATAGTTTTTACTGTATAATTTGTAATAATCAATTTCTGCTTTCATTAAAGACAATAGCGCGTTAAGCTGTTGCTGTGATTGTGGCTGTAACTGTGCGGGTACAATAACATTAAAGTCGATACCATCACCAACAAATTCGGTCTGTTCTTTAAAATGTACCGGAAGGTTATCTTCCGGCTCATAAAACCAAACAGGCCTGGCCTCTTCAGCTTCATAAAACCAAACAGGCTCTACAATTACTGCATTGGTTATCTTAATGCGGCGCAGCACCGGGTCAAACTTATCATTAAGCAGCTTTTGCAAATACACAACCTGACTGTTATGGCTCACTTTATAAAGTGATGACTGCCGGAAGGCCATAAAGATGTTATAAAGTGTCAGCACTGGCTGAATAAGGCAATTAAGCCAAGCTATAAAGCCTGCTTTACGCTTTCTTATCGGTAGCTGCTCCTGTATAAGCTGTTGCCAGTTGATGTTAAAAAATGCTGTCATTACTCTTGTGGTGCTATCCAGTTAATTGTTATTTCATCAAGCTTCAGGTAGCCGCTGTCCGGTGTCCTGATTTCATTAACAAGCCCTACATTAGCTGCATCATCTTCATAGTTATAGCTGCCGTACTTAGTCCATAAGTTCACGATGTTTGGTATAAGCACACCCGGCACCGTTTGAATGTGGTCTTCTAAATACCTTCTTACCAGCCTGCCGTTAAACTGCTGGCTCTTCAGGTATGCCCGGATTGCGTTCTGTACAGGTTCATCATCTGTACCATCAAGGCGCGCACCCGTAGGGCTTAATACCTGCGGGTTATAGTAAATATCAATTTCAGCTTTAAGTAAATCTGCATCGGTTGATGTGGCCACTATGGTAGTTCCGGCATCGGCCACTAAATTCATGTAGGCTTTAAAGCCTGTAAGCTCTTCTATCGTCAATGGTGCATATTCATCACCCAAAAGCTTTACAACCTTTATGCGCAGTACGCCGTAGCCGTTTTGGTTAAGCTTTACAACCGCCGCATTGGCAATAATTTTAGAAGCTGCTATTTGCTCATCCGTTAAGCCCGAATTGTCGTACACATCACTATCGTTAAGGGCATAGCCATGCTGATAGTTTAAAGCTATATCCCTGTACCATTTTTGGTTATGCACGCGTGTGGCCGCAATGCGTTCTTCAAGTTCCTGGGCATGTACATCCCAAAGGCTCTCATGGATAAAAAGCACAAATGCAATTACATAAACCCATAACCGCCATACGGCTGTATTTGATGTTGATGTAAGCTTTGCCGATAGCTCAGGCGAAGCAGCAATGCTTTCATATATCTGAGACTGTATTTGTTGAAGTGAACGAGCCATTATAATGAAGGTAATATTTGTGGTAAATAGTAATTTTCATCTGTACCGCCTGCCTGAGCTGTAAGCCCGGTGGCTGGCTTTAAATTATTATTTGCGTAGTAACTGGCCATCTGTTTGTTTTCTGCTGAGTAATCAGGAATAACAAGCTGCTGTCCGGGCATTAGTATTTTAGTTACCGGATAGCCATTAGCAAGGGCAATGGCCACTACAGCCGTTACTGTTCCCAGTTCCTGAATTGCTATATCAAAAAGGCTTTGCCTATTGGATATTATCACCGTCCTTTGTTCCATCGAATTCAAACCATTTATTAAACTTTCTGAGTACCACACCATGCAGGCCACGCGCTTCGTGGTAGCCTAAAGAAGACAGGTTCTCAAGCCATGAGATAACCATCTGAAATACTATGCCCACCAAAACAATGAAGTAGAGCCATTCAAACGGGTTAACATCAATGCCGAAAAAGTTTTTAGCCCCTGCCTTTGATGCAAATTTTTCCAAAACCCAAAGTATCTGTATATACACACCTATCTTGAGTATCATTCTGCCTACCTTCCGGCTCTTGATTCTTTCTTTTTTATTTCTCATGGCCACCTTAACGCCTGTTTGAAATTCAGCACAGATAAGCATTACAAAGGCTACTAAAAAGTAAATATCCATACCCATTGCCTGCTCTATAAATTCTCTTACAGTACCTAATCCCACAACTATAGACAGGGATATTTTAAAGTTTTTCATGTAGAAAATCTTAAAGAGCGTAGTACTGAGGTCGTGCAGGTTCTTATAGCCAAACCCATTAAGAAGGTAGCTCACAGTATTTGTAAAGCTCATTTTAAGAACATAGCCTAAAGCCCAAAGGATGGCTAATATTTGATTTTTCATACTTTAATTTTTAAGTCGGTTAAGTCGGTTGTTATTTCAGGGTTTTCGTAGCCATCCATCTGCAACTGAATTGTAAGCTCCCTAAAGAACTTTTGCTTTGCTAAGGTTGTTTTCTTTAAGAAGCGCGAAGCCCCGAAGCCTACAGCCGGGAATTCTTTATATTCGCCCGGATGCGCCATAAAGATGCAGTTAACATGCTGCTGGTCGCTTTGCTCTACAACAAAGTCACCGTTTGCAAAAGCAAGGTCATAGTCTTCAGTAAGTGCTATATCTTTATTCATATCAGGTTACTTTTCCTTCAGTTAGCGCGCCGCCGCCCGGTGGGCATACACCTATCACGGTTCCGCTGGTTACAAAGTCATAAAAGGCAGTTGCAAGCTCATCAGCAACAGTTTCAACATTGCTATCGGTAGCCGGTGCAGAAAGTATCTGTATAAGCTTGTTTTTAAGTTCTTCTTTTGCGAGCATTACTCTATCAGTATTTTGTTTAGGTTCTCTTTGTTGGTGGCTGTAACGCCCTGCTTTATTTGTTCTATCGCTGCCACATCGGGCGACACGCCAATAGCTACTACTATCTTTTGAACTTCAGTACAAAGCTGGCCGACCTTATCCTGAAAGTCATTTAAAACCGTTTTAAGGTTTTGCCCTTTGTTACTAATCCTTACGCCTTCCGGTTCAATCTCAAAAACCAGTTCGGCCATAGTAATCTGAACCTTTTCTATTTCAGAACACGCCAGCAGGTAGGCTTCAGTACTATCATTTTCGATAATAGCACACAGTACTTCACTACCTACCTTTGGTATAATTTTAAACCTGCTGGCCTGCTCTTCATCAATTACGGAATGAAACCGTACACCCAGCAGTTCCGGCAAGCCTTCACGCTCTACATCAAGTTCATGTTCCCGCACATTAGTTACCGTTCCGGAAGTCACCATAATAGGGACTTCATTTTTGATAATTGCGTTTATTGCTTTCCTGAAGGCTTCGCCGTAATTCATTTAAAAGGGTTTTAAACGTTTTTTAAATCTGTTATAAAGCCATCTTATTATTATGGCCAGTACTGCTATTATTATGAGCCACCACAGCCAGTTTTGATAAGCAGGTTCCGACTGTACCTTTTTTTCGTTGCTTTTGCTTTTCTGCTCAGCTCCGCTTTTGCCCTTAATTTCGGTTTGCCCGGTAACATCGGCCTGCTTTGTATTTTCACGCTCAGCTGATTCTTTTGTCGATTCGTTTACAGTAGTGTTGTTGCTGGTCTGCCCGGTCTCAACTATGGCGTTAGTAATCTGATACTCCTTGCCGTCTGCACCTTTAACCTGTATAGGCTTTTCCGGATTAACAGGCGTAAGCTTAAGGTTATCTGTATTGATGGTAACAGCCGTTTCTTTTCTACTTTCTTTGGTGCTGGTCTCTTTTGAAGTTTCACTGCTTTTGTCGGTGGTCGTGCTGGCCAGCTCAAGCTCTGTATCGGCTTTCAAACTGGTTTCAGTTTGTTGCTTATCCATCTTGCGGCTTTTGCAGGCCACAAGACAAAGCAATATCATAAGTATTATCCTTTTCATAGGTTAACCCATTTATATGTTTTGCCGTCAATTACTTCAGTAAAGGTGTCGCCACTGTCATACTTAGCCTTAAGCGTACGCCAAGTATGGCCGAATGTTTTTTCAAAGTGTGGGTTATCAATAAACTTTGTCCAGTCGCCGCCCCATACAAAGCCTATGCTCTTAAAGTGTTTTACAACCTCCATCCAGTCGGCAACCTTGTCACCGTCAAAGTCTTTTATAATATCCCATGAGGCTGTTTCAAAGGTTCCGTTATCATCCAAGTCAAGCAGCAACACTATATCAAAAGCAAGCCCGTAGTTGTGGGTTGACTGGCCAGCTTTGGCATTAGTAACAATGCGCAACCTTTTGCCGTTTGCATCTGTCTTTTTTGTGCGGCCTTGTGCATAAAGCTCTTCCTGCTCTTCAAGGCTTCTAAGGGTATATGCAAAGCGTAACCTTACACGTTTGCCAAGCTGCTTGTTATTTATAAATTCGTAAGCTGTTAAAACCTGCTGCCTTATAGCCGGGTGAAGCAGCTTTATTCTTTGTAGTGTTAGTGCATCCATAATTGGTTATATTTTCATTCCTAAAGTGTTGTCTCTCAAAAATCCGACTTCGCCGTTAAAGTCAATAGTTACGGCTTCTATTAAGTATTTGCCCTGCCTGTCGCTGTCAGGATAGTTAGGGTCAGTAATTTCAACTCCGTCACCGGGTTGGGTTCTGGGCAGTCCCCAAGTGGGTATTTTGCCCCTGTAGCCGTCAAAGCTTAATGACTTATAAGTCTTTTCAGTAAGGTTTTTAAGCTCTTCAAAGCTTTTATTAGTGTAGTGCAGCGTTCTTATTGCACCGTTACGATCTCCGAAATCATACAGCAGCCTTTTGCCTTTTTTGTTGATGGCTATGCCCCTGAACAGAATTTGCAAATCCTCTTTTTTTATGTACTTCAGGCTGTTATCTTCTTTAGCCCTTACATTACGGTTTATGTTAATCTGATGCACCGTAATTGGTTTTACATCTATCATAAAGCCAACCGTTAAAACGCCATTCTTAAAGTAGCTATGCAGGCCGTAGCTGGTGCGCAGGTCTTCTAATACTTTAAAAGCTGAAGCGTTTGAAATTATAAACTTGCCGAGGCTCACATTATCAATAATATTGTATTGGTAGCCCGGCGCTATGTACTTCAGCAGGTCAAGAAGCTTTAAACTTGCAAATGACTTTGTAAACTTGCTGCGCTTGAGCTGGTACATCATATCTTCGCACTCAATTTCAAGAGGAATGTCAGCCCCTATGGAGCTGACAAAACCGGAAAACTCCTCTTGATTGTCCCCGTCATAGCCTAAGCTTATACTGACAGGGTCGCCCACCTTTATAAAATCGGTAATGTTTTTCCGGGCAAATGAGTCAACACTCCCGTTGTACATTATCGAACTAAACTCACGTGGTACGATTATTTTAGCCTTATCAGATAGCTGCTTGATGCTTTTCTCTATCCTTACAGCATTAACATTATTAAAGCTCACGTTGCCAATAGTAATATGGCAGGTCATGTTAAAATACAGATAGTACATCAGGCATTTGGATTTATAAGGGTAAAGGCTACCGGGGCAATACTGCGCGCAATAAGCGTGTACTGTATTGTGTCCGCATAACCCTGAACCGGGTTAAACTCTATGCCAGTGAAATACACTGTTTTTATATCCTTATCAAAGAACTGGGTGCCTACAACATCAACTACATTGTTGTACCTGAAGAGGCTGTAAAGCTGCTTTACCAAGCTTTCAGGATAGGTGCGGTTAACAATATCTACCAGCACACCGCGCAGGCGAATTTCAAAGGGCTTGGTTCCCCATCGTTCCACAACCACGTTATCAGTGCCGTTAATATCCGTTTCAATAAGAGCTTTATCCTGAATGCAGTTGATAATTGGCGGTGGTGCCAGCAGGCCGTTAAACTCAGTGGCAAGCAGCATATCGCCGAACCTTACCGTTTGGCCATTAAAGCTGAACTCAACATTTTCAAAGTCGCCTTCAGTATCCGGGTATGTCACAAGGTTGTATTCCCGGTTAACCATAGCTTTAGATGGTATATTAGTGCTGGCAACAAACCCGAAGGCGGCGGCATATCTGCCTGCAAGTGATATTATAATCTCGTTTGTCATAGCCCCAGTTCCTTAAAGTTGCCTAAAACGCCTATCTCTGCTAAATACTTAACCTGCGCCCATTTTTCAGCCCAAGTGGTATCATCAAGCTCTTCAGGAAAAGGGATGTGCAGGAAGTGAGATATAAGAGCGTTAATTTTAAAAATGTTGTCTTTACCCTGACTGAAGTGAAGCCCACTACAGTCTTCTAAAACTTTTTTACCCTGCCGTCCCTTATTGGAATAAGCTCAGCTAATAGCGACACGGTGGTCATGAAAAGCGCGTCATCAGCAAGTATGGTTTCAAGCTCACTCTTAACGCACTGTTTAACTAAAATCTCCTGGGCTTTTTTCGGGTTTACATCAATGTACTTCATGTACTGCCCAAGCGTAGCCCTGTCAGGAACTATCGCTACAACCTCTATGTATTCGGCTGTGTCATCAGTTGTAGGAACTTCAAGAAGTCGCAGGTTCTTAGAACCGTAAGTCTGAATAAAGGCTTCCCTTTGTTCTGTTGATATTGGGGCTGTTTTACAAAGCCCGGATTCTTTTATTTCTTTTTTATCTGCCATGATTAAATTGGGTTATTAAATTTTATATCTAAAACAAACAGGGTGTATTGTTTATTCAAGCCCATGTCGCCTGTTACTTCACGGCCTTGATTTTGGAACTTAGCGACAATAGTATCATTTACCGGAACATTATATTCGTTAACAAAAGTTACGTTAATGTCAAAGGGGCGCAGCTTAAGCAAGTCGCCGCCTGCGGCCTGCTCTATGGGTGTAATATCATGCATCATCACCGTCATGGTTGCAGTCGGCGTAATTTTGCCCATTGACCAGCTATTAGCCTTGTTTTTAAGAGTGTGGTTAAGCTGGTGTTCCTGCTCTGTATCGTAGTTGATTTCTACCACATCCAGCATTACGCCGTTAATGGTTACATCCACATCGCCACTGTCATAGGCTTTTTTGTTTCTAATTACTGTACTCATTATAACCGGTTTTTGATGTTTGATGTTCCGCGTATTTCGCCAATAGTGCCATAAGGAACTATAACGTAAGAGGTTTTTAGTACTTTCTCTACAACAAGGTCGCTTTCAGGGTCAACAAAGGTTTCACCGCCTGAAATCTCATTCCTGCGCTGCATCTCTGCAAAGACACCGTTGCCTATATCTTTAAAGTACTGCTGTACACCAATTGGCAGTTTTCCTGTTGCCGGGTCAACCGGGTAGGTTTTCTTAACCTTTGGCAGCAGGGCGGTTCTAAGAAGCCTTATTGCTTTGTCGTGTGTACGGCCATAGGCAATGGTATGCTCGTTAATATTGCCCTGAGCATCAAGTATAATCTCTGTACAGGTGTGGTCACCGTTCCATCGCACGCCCTCAAGGCCAGCATATTCATAACCGAATATGTAACCTTTGTTCTCAAGCGTCTGAAGGTCTGAGAATACATCTTCATTCTTTTGGTGTGAAGAAATGCCCGGCTCAAGCCATGCATCAACTGTAGCATCGGTAAGGTTAAAGACTTCATTGTCGCCTATGTTCTGCTCAACGGTTGCAGCGGCCACGGTTCCGAGTGCGGTACCTACATCGGCAAATTTTTGAGCCGCACCAGTTTTAGTGTCGGCATAGTTATAATCCTGCCCTATAAATACGCTTACTTTCGGGGCTTTAACGTTCTCTATTGCCCTTAAATCTGCCGCTGAGGCAGCAGGACCCGAATAGGCATAACCTTCTAAAAGTACCTGGCACGGGAAGTGGTTTTCAAATGCCCAGTCAGCCAAGCCCTGCGCTTTTGGTATTGCATTGTAAACATCAGTCGGAAGCCCGTTAAGGCTTACCACAGCAGCTGTATTGTTTACGGCCACTGCCAACTGGCGTACTTCACCCTTTGCGGCTACAAGAAGCTTTTTAGCATATTGCTCTTCAGCATCTTCTAATATCTCTACCATTGTGGTAGCTGCCGGAACCAGCATAACGTAAAGCTTTTGCCCTTCGCCGCCCATCCTGTAGAACTCAGTCAGGTGGCGCGTAGCATTCACGTTGTTATCTGTATCAAAGGCTTCAGTAAACCCGGCAGATGCTACATCTACCGAGTTGAACAATGTTTTAATTTCACCATGCGCGGTATTGGCAGTGGCAGCGCAGGCAATTATTATTGCCGAAATGCCGTCACCTAAGCTAAGGGTGTTAGCCCCGGTTCTGCCTCTTGTTATTGTTACTGCGTTTAAATTTGCCATTGTGAATTAAATGGTTTTGGTTACTGTTATGCCTGATTAAGCCGCAGCCTGCTCAAGCTCTTTTTTTCTTTTGGCCACTGCATCTTTTACGCCTTTGCGGTCATCGCTTTCAAACTCTTTCAAGTCATCAAGCGTTGCAGCGGCCTTTATAAGCTCAACCGTTTCAGCAACGTTAGGCTTGTCCGCCTGTTTCTCATCCGGCTCTGTAGCTTCAGCAACAACAGCAAGCGGTATAGGGGTTATCTCTTCAGCTTTTTTAACACTGTTAAGGGCTAAGTCTTTCTTTGTAAAAAATTCGCCTTTAGTATTCAGGTAAAGCTCTTTTACGTGCGGGTTGGCCTTAAATATCTTTGCGGCCTGCTCTTTTTGCTCTTTAGTTATTTTCGACATTGCAAGTTGTTATTAAGGTTATACGTCAGCTGAGACTATTGCGCCTGTAGCCCTTTGTTTACGCGGCAGTACTATGTAGTTATGCCTAACGTTATACAGCCATGCGTGTGTTTGCGTTGTAGGCTCATCCGCATAGTTCTTACTAAGCCCTGAAGCCCTGAACTGGTCAGGCGCGTAGAAAGAAACTGAAGCTTCAACATCACCCGCAACGATAGAAGCACCAAAGCTCTTTTTGGTTAATGTAGCAAGTGAGTAATGTGGCATATCTACATAAACCCACGTTTTGAAACTGTAAAGACGGGTGGCCAGCATCCCGCTTTCATCAAAGCTCAGGTGGTCGGCAGACTTTTTGGCCTCTGTACATTCAATAAGCAAATCAGTGTGGTGCTGAGTAGATAAAACCAAGTTCCTGCCCATCATTGGGATTTTCTGGTCGTTATATTGCTTCATGTGGGTAATCAAATCTTTCAGGATTAGCCTTTTCCTTCCGGTACCGTCATCGGGGCCGGTAGTAACCAGTACGGGTGTTGTAATTGTTTCAGCACCCGGAGCCAAAGCATGTACAGCCTTGTTGTGCTTAACGCTCATTACTGCGGCAGCATGTTTTTTCTGTACAAGCCTGATTTTATCATAGGCCACATACTGAATTTCTTCCTGCCCTACTTTTGTTGCCACAGTTACGTACGTGTCAAGCGAGATAGGTATATCACCATCCGTTTGAGTTGCCGTACCGATAGGATAGGTAATGTTGTTAATGATTACTTCAGGGTCAGCACCAACATCAACAAGGTGGATTATTTCGTTCTCACCGCGTGTTGCTACCACATGGCGCGACTCATCTGGTATCTCATTCAGGAACTGGGCGTTTTCCGTTTCCCGGAATTGCTCTACCAGCACATCCGTCCAAATCTCCTGATTTATGCCTTCCATAGCCACACCGCGAAGCATAGCAGGAAAAGCAAGCTGCGCGCCTGTACTGGCTGCATACAGCACCCCAGCCGTAATGAGAGGGTTAAACCCGGTTATTGAAAAGATTAGCGCACCTGCAAACAATGCAAGGATAAAGTTTACCACAAGGGCAGAAATAGAAAGTTTACGTTTCATGTATTATTAGGAATTAAATGGTTTTTTGTACTTCGCTTCATAAAGCGCATTAAAGGCTTCAGGGTCATTTACTGCCATAGCCTCAAGTGCGCGCGGGTCTTCTTTCTGGTATTTATCCCAGTCCCACCCATCACGGCCAGCTGAAGCTGTTGCTGAACCGCCTGTACCTGTTTTAAGCCTTTCAGTTAACGGGGCATGGGCTGTAAGGCCGTCAAGAACCGTCTGTAAGGCATCAACACCTGAAGTCTTGCCTATGCTCTCATAGGTGGCGCGCTGAGCAGCTGTAATTTTCTTTGCGCCTTCAGCTTTGTCAAGCATTGCTTTAATGTTAGCATCCCTGCTTTCATTAGCTGCCGTCTCTAAGGCGGTAAGTTTTTGCTCAGCTGCTGTAAGCTTAGCGTTAGCCTCGGCTAATTTGTTGTCAAAATGCGCTTGTACCGCATCAAGAATAGCCGTATCGGATGACTGCGCATTTACGCCTGACAAACCGAATTTGTGAATTAGATCTGTTTTCATTGAATTGATTTTTAAATTATTATTATCGGTATCGCCCTTAGCCACATAAAGGGCTGCAAAAGCGTTAAAAGTATCCTGAAGGTTATTAGTAGGGTCATCTACTTTAATGTCTGTAACAGGCTCTATTATCTCATCAATAAGCCCGGCTTCAAGTGCCTGCTCCGCATCAAACCAGTTATCGCCATCCATCCACTTTACTACATCCTTTTCAGATTTACCTGTACGGGCTACAAGCTTTTTAATGAAGTTCTTTTCAATAGAGCGCAGCAGTGCCGCGTTTGACTCATGTTGCTTTGCATCACCATAGGTGCCGCCTGATGGGGCGTGCAGCATTAAAAAGCCGTTCTCGGCCATTAAAACCTTTTTAAAGGCTATTAAAAGTATTGCGGCCATTGAAGCGGCCACGCCGTCAATTACACCTATACACTCTGATTTTGCAGATAGAATAGTATTGTAAATAAGGTTGCCGTCAAACACGCTGCCGCCGTTGCAGTGGATGTGTATCTCTAATTGTGGATATATGCCGTCAAGCCTTGAAAATGCGTCAAGGAAGTAGCTACCATCACCCGGATATATAGTTCCGTACATGAAGATGTGATTGCCGCTTGTTTTTAATATCATCGCTCGTGTTTGCTTTATTTCTCAGCAAACTTCAGCTAAAAAAACAGCTCCCGGAAGTAATACTGAATGCCTTGCATAAATTCCTGCAAAGGTTGCAAAGCCTTGATTTTGCAGCTATTTAGTTTTGCAACTTTGTTGCAAAACCATAGCGAATGAGTGAGTTATCCAACGACAAAAAGAGGTCGCTGGCCGAAAGGATGTTTATCAATGACGGCATGACCGCAAAGCAGATATCTATTGACCTTGATGTATCTGAGCAAACCCTTAGCAGGTGGCGCAAAGGCCGCAAAGGTGAAAAAGACTGGGACACGCGCCGGAATGAAGTTATCAGCGCGCCGCACGTGATTAAGGAAATTCTTTTAAAAGAGTTAAAGAAAATCGCTGAAGGTGAAGACCCGGGAATTGATGCTGATGCTTTGGCAAAAGTTTCTAAAGTCTTAGAAACCGTATCCGGCAAAGTGTCCGTTCAGGTTGTACTTAGTGTGTTTAAAGAGTTCGATAACTGGATGGCTGAACAAGACCCGAAAACAGCCGTACTGTTTACTGAATATCACAAGAAGTTTCTTATACATCGGATTAATCAAGAAGCGTAATGGACAGGAAATGGGAAAAATTAATAAAGCAGTATGAGGAGCATTGCAGGCGTATAAAAAAATCAACTTCAGTTGATATAAACGAAAAGCCAGCCTCAAAAGCTAAAAGAATAGTAGAACTTGAGTCTGATTATATCAAATGGTTTGAATACTACTTTCCAAATTACGCTAAGTTTCCAAGCGCATGGTTTCATAAGCGCATGGCAAAGCTTATTATAGAAAACAAAATTGTTAGTCTGCTTGCTGAGATATATCGTTCAGGTGCCAAATCAGTTCACCTGGGCATGGGTATTCCTTTATATCTATATTTTACTAACGATATGTTTTACATGCTGCTAATAGGACAAACAGACCCAAAAGCAAAGAAACTAATCAGTAAAATACAGGCGCAGTTTCAGCATAATCAACGCCTCATTAATGACTATGGTAAACGCTACAATTATGGCGATTGGACTGGTGGTGATTTTACAACCGTTGACGGTGTAAAGTTTAAGGCGATGAGTATAGAACAGTCTGCACGTGGTGAAAGTGAAGAAGAAAACAGGCCTGATTACATACTTATTGATGATGTAGATACAAAGAAGCGATGCAAGAATGATAAACTATCACGTGAAGCTTGTGATACTGTATGGGAGGATATTAGAGGAACATTTGATGAAGGTGGGCAAAGGCAAAGATTTGTAGTGTCCAACAATAACTTTCACCCTAACACTGTCATAAACCAGCTTAAAAAGCAGTTTAAATTAATCAACGAAAAAGCTAAAGTAGCCGGGCGAAAAGTCAGGCATTTTGTTGTTACCGCTAAGGCGGTTAAAGATTTATCAACATTTGAACCCAACTGGCCTGAGAAAACAGATGCTGAATATTGGCGCGCCAAGTATGATGAAACTCCATACAGGTCATTCATGCGAGAATACCAGCATGTTCATGTACAGGATGGTGTAATATTTAAGCCTGAGCAGATACAATGGAAAAAACGCCTTCGATTTTCTGAATATGACGGACTTTGCTTTTATGGTGACCTTTCGTATAAAGATGCAGGCGATTATAAAGCAATGATATTGGTTGGTAAAGCCGGGCGTGAATTTCACGTTTTAGCTGCTTTTGTTAGACAAACATCCCGCAGAACAGTTGCTGCGTGGTTGTACGACTATGTTCAGGACAACAACCTCTTACAATATAATGTTAAATATAAAATTGAAGGGCTTTTTGCTCAGGACGATTTTGTGAACGATTTTGATATGGAAGGAGATGACCGCGGTTGGTATATAGCAGTTGTAGCGGATAAAAAGAGCAAAGAAGGTAAATATGACAGGATTGAAAGCATGACAGGGTATTTTGAAAGAGGTAATATATGGTTTAACGAAAAAGAAAAAGGCTCAGTAGATTTTCAAAACTTAGAAGACCAGTTATTAGCCTTCGAAAAAGGCAGTGGAGCAAATGATGATGCTCCTGACGCGTTACAAAGCGCAATAGCTGAAGTTAACCAACTCTCTCATATTAATAAAAACCCGCCGAAAACCACAAGCAGAAAAGAAATTATCAGTAAACAAAAAAACCGCTATTAACATGAGATTTTTAAACGACTCAGACTATACCGCTTTAATTCGTAATGAGATTAAAGGCGCGCTTGTTGGCCAGTACACCGACAGCAAACTACATGGAGCTGAAAAAATGGCAATTGCCCAAATCAAGCAATATATTTCAGGTAAGCACCCGGTTGAGCAGGTTTTTGTAAGCTATGACCCGGATACGGATACTGAAGACGGCAGGGACGCATTTATCATTATGATAACAATAGATTTAACCCTTTACCACCTGTACACATCAACCGCGCCGAACCTAATACCCAAGCACAGGAACGAGCGTTATGCCGATGCTTTGGAATGGCTTAAAGGAGTAGCAAAAGGCTCTATAGAGAGCGACCTTCCTAAGCATAAAGATAGTGCCGGAACTGATATGCTTAATATCAAAATTAATAGCAGGTATCAATCAGAAAACCAAAAATGGTAGTCATAAACCTTTAAAAAGCCTTTAAAGCGCATTTCTAAGCAACTTTTAAAACAAAACCGCATGAATATACTCGGAATGAAATTACCTTCTTTTAGGCGCGCCCAAAACAAACCGGAGCAAACAGCCGTAACCAGCCCTGCCGCCGCAGCTGCCAGCAGGCCAAATTCGCGTGAACGGATAAGCCCGGCTGATAAACGCATAATTGATGCGATTGTAAAACAATATGCAGACAGGAGCCGTAAGGATATACAGAAATGGCGAACCGCTATCAAAATGGCTGAGCATCCTGAAAAGCCACGCATGAACCAGCTGCATGACCTGTACAACGACTTAAAGACTGACGGGCATTACAAGTCGCTAATCCGGTTACGGAAATATGCCTCACTTAACACGGCCTTCACCATAACGGATGGAGACGGTGAAGTGAATGAAGAGGCAACAAGCTTTTTTAACAAGGCTTGGTTTTATAAGTTTATCAGCAACGCAATGGATAGTATCTTTTACGGTACAACGCTTGTAGAGCTGCTGATGGTAAAAGATAAAAAAGCCGACTTTAAAGTTATACCGCGCCGCAATGTAATTCCGCAGCTTAAGGCTGTTTTACCTGATGTGACTAAGGATGATTACATCAATTACGCCGACCCGTATTATGAGAACTGGCTTATAGAGGTTACAGATGAAGAGACTGAACTTGGCCTGATGAACGATATAGTGCCTAACCTGATATGGAAAAGGAACGTGGCGCAGTCGTGGGCTGAGTTTTGTGAAAAGTTTGGCATGCCGCTTATAACGGCCACCACAAACTCAAACGACCCGAAAACAATTGACAGGGTTAATGATATGCTTTTCCAACTGGGTGAAGCTTCGCTTGCTGTTTTTCCGCAGGGTACAACTATTGAGTTTAAAGAAAGCAACCGTACTGATGCCTTCAGGGTGTACAGTGAGTTCATTAAGACCTGTAAAAGCGAAATAGCCACGGCCATAGTGGGTGGCGATATGATAATAGAGAATGGATCATCACGCAGCCAAAGTGAAGTACATGAGCGCAACCTTGATGATAAGATTGCCGTTGCAGATAAACGCTTTATTAAATTCTTAGTAGATGACCAGCTTATTCCGTTGCTTATAAGGCAGGGCGTAAACGTGCTTAAAGAGGGCGATGTTTTAGAGTTTGACCAAAGCCACAATCTTGAGCTTGACAAGTTTTGGGATATCGTTAGCGGTATGCTTGACAAGGGTTATGAGCCGGATATGGATTGGCTGGCCAAAACCTTCAGCGTTCCGCTGGTGGGTAAAAAAAAAACTTTCGAGCCAACAGCCTACCAGCCGATAATGAGCAGCCTTAACCTTCCTGAATACCCGCAGGCCTGTTGCAGCGGCCATATACAAGCCGCTGGCAGCTTAGCGCGCAAACGGCTTCAGGAGTTTCAGGATAAGCTCCTGCAGGAGCTATGGGACAACAAAGATACCCTGAGCAGTGAAGCGCAGCTTACCATAACTGAAGGGCTTGAACTTGTAAAGGGATTGCATAACGGTTGGGGCAGGCGGCGCACTGAGGCAGCTTGGAACGCGCCCGACCATTTAGCCCTGAGCATGATGGAATACAACCTGTTTGAATTTGCCGAGTCGAAAACTGAAGCAAGGCTGGCTACATTTTCGGAATTGCTTATTAATAAAGACAAAGCACAGATAAGAAGCTTTGAAGAGTTTAAACGTGAAGCTTCGCGCATAACTGAAAACTTTAACGGTACCTGGCTCGAAACTGAATACAACCTGTCCGTTGCTACCGGGCAAACTTCAGCGGCCTATTTACGCGCTATGGCCGATAAAGATACGGTTACATCATTTGTGCAATATCAAACGGCGGGTGATAGCAAGGTGCGCCCGGAACATGCCGCGCTTAACGGTAAGATATTTTCACTTGATGACAAAGAAGCAATGAAGCTGTGGCCGCCAAACAGCTACAATTGCAGGTGTGAAATGGTACAGTACACTGGAAGGACTGAAGGCAAAGTAACATCCGGCAATGCAGCGCGCAAACTGTTGGGTGAAAAGTTTGAAGGTTCTAAGTTCGACCTGAACCGGGGCGACCTGAAGGCCGTGTTTACCAAAGCACAGCAATACGCTGATGCCAACGGTAAGAAAATAGAAAAGATGGACTTTGAGGTGTATAACCTTGAGCCGTTTTCTAAAATGAAAGGTTTGGAAAAAGCACGGCTTGACAGCTCTATCACACCGGATAACGTGAAGGAACTCTTTAAAGAGAATGCAGGGGTTAATTTAATGGGCTTTGAAGACTATTTAAACAGAAAGATGGTGATGACTAAGAAGAGCTTCAACACCCACACCAAAGGCAAATATGTAACGGAATCTGAAAACAGGCACCAGCTTTTTGCGCTGGTTAAAGATGTACTGCTGTCGCCTGATGAAGTTTGGCTGAAGCCAAAGCAAAAGCAAACTTTTTACCTGCGGTATTATGACGGGTTTGCAATGGCCGTCCCTGTTAATATAACCAACATCCGCACCGAAATTGGAACATGGTTTAAAGTAAAAGCTGATGAAAAAGAAATAAGAAGCGGGCTTTTAATACACAAAAAAAAGCCTTAAACCAGCTGCTCTTAGAGATATTCTCAGGGTTGCATATTGCATTAACCCTGATATTAACCAGCATGGTGTAAGGCTCTTATGGTACAAATGTAATAAAAATTATATTAATGAGTGCAAAAAGTAAATTAGAACTATTGATGGAGCTTAAGAACAAGCTCTTCAATTCAAAGCTACGGGACAGTACTGAGAAACTGAACAGGGGGGTTCGTAAAATGAAATTCGACCTTGCAAGCCTCAGAACCGCATCGCTTAAGACCTTCAGGGCTATGGCTGCTGAAGTACCCATTTTCGGGCGCGCTATGGAGTTGCTGGGCAATCCTTACGTTTTGGTTGCCGCAGGGCTTATTGCCGTAACCGGGCTTTTTTATAAGGCCACAAACGAGGCGGCAAAGTTTAACAGTGAGTTCCTGAATGTCCGGCAGCTTAACCTTGACAAAAGCGAAAAGCAGCTTACTTCTTATAAAGAGCTTATCCGGGACAGTGCCTTTGAAACAGGCAAAAGCGCCATTGACACTACTAAGGCTTACTATGATATTCAGTCAGCACTTGGCTTTTACGGCAACGAGGCTAAAAAGGTTTTTACTGAAGTAGCCAACTACAGCACAGCCACCGGGGCAGACCTGAATGAATCTATTAACGCAACCACTAAGGCCATTAAGGCATTCGGGTTACGGGCTGAAGATACAAGGCGGCTGCTTGAAAGTAATGCCAAAACAGTGCAGGTAGGTATAACCACCTTTAAGGAACTGGCTGTAGTGCAAACAGAGTATGCAGGCGCGGCTAAGGGCGCGGGGCAAAGTGTTGATGTGGCCAATAAGATATTTGCCGGGTTTACTTCAATAGCCAAAGGCAGTGCCGAAGCCGCTACTATGACTAAAACGGCCTTTCAGGGGCTTACTCAGGAATCGACAGTTAAAGGGTTAAAATCAATCGGGGTTAGCCTGTATGATAACAAAGGGCAAATGCGCGACCTAAGCAAAGTGCTAACTGAGGTTGACAGCAAATTTAAGCGCATGAGTCCTAAACAGATTGATGAGCTTATTAATAAGATAGGTGGCCCGGAAGGTTTGAGGGCGTTGCTTACCAAACTAAAGACAGGTGCTGATGACCTTTTTGCAACCTTTGACGCTTTTGATGCCTCAAGCTTTAGCCTTGATGAAGCATTGCGCAATGCAAAAGGCGATGTTACCATCCTGAGCGGTATTGTGCGTAACAAGTTTAACACGGTAATGGCAAAACTGGGCGAAAAGATACTGCCGCAGGTAGCAAAGGGGCTTGAGTGGCTTGATAAGGTAATGGATAAGGTATATAAGAACTTAGACACTATCCTGCTGCTGGTACGCAAAGCTGTAATAGCCTTTACCACTTTTAAAGTAACTAATATGATGGTGGCCTCTTCAGTGGGTAAAATAGCCGTTGCCTTTAAAGGTGGTCTTGCAAATGGCATTGGCGCGGCCACAACTGCAATGAAAGGTTTTAACGCAGCTTTTAAAGCTAATTTAATAGGGCTTGTTACTTCGCTCATTATTACCCTTGCCAGCAGCATTGACGACCTTATCGGGAACAGTGAAAGGCTGCAAAAGCTGATAGAAAAAGAAAGGGGCTTTGATGAGCAGAACAACAACCTGCTAAAAGGCACTAAGCTTGACCTTGCAAAGTCTAATTTAGGCAGCTTAACAAAAAGCCAGGCAGCAGATATACAAGAAGCAGCTAAGCAAAGGTTAAGGGATATTGAAACAGCTACATCAACACTAAGGGCAAGGTTGTCAGATGCGTCAGACCCCGAAGTACAAAAATTGAGAAACCTTCAAAATGAAGTTAATGCTTTAAGAAAGGACAATAAAAATACTCCTTTTGCAAAAAAAGAGTTAGAAACTAAACAGTGGCAGCTTGACAGACAGACACGGGAACTATCAGGTGGTTATACAGGTACTGCTATGACCGAGATGTACCAGAAAAACAGGCAGATACTTGAGAACCTTAAGAACCGAAAATTAGTTAGCGATGAGGGTTCTGTTACAGGCGGCGCAGGCGGTGAGCAGGTAACAGCCGTTACCGACAGAGCATCGCAGCCCCGCAGCATAGTTATTAATATTGATTCCTTTAACAAAGGCGGCATTAACACCAGCACCACCACGCTGGCCAATAAGTCGCCTGAAGAAATAGAGGCATGGTTTACCGAGGCAATGATGAGAGTAGTAAGAGGTGTAGAACTGAGCTATGAGTAACATATTCCGGCAGCTTGACAGGTTAAGCCGCGTGCATGAAAACTTTATTAAGCGCGCGGCTGTGGTGACGGTAAACTTCAGCAAAGAGCGGTTTGTACTTAAAAACTGGGCAGATACCGGGCGCGAGCCGTGGCCGGCGCGCCAGCGTAAAGACAGGGGTTCTTTAATGGTGCGTACCGGAAGGCTCAAAAGGAGTTTAAGGGTAATAAAAACAGGCAACAATTACTTTGTTATAGGCACCGATGTACCCTATGCACAGGCGCACAATGACGGGCTTACAATAGAAAAGACCGTAACCGTAAGGGAACACCAGCGCACCACCACACGCGGCAGGAGCGCGCGCCGGGTAACGGTTAGCACCCATGCCCGTAAAATGAAGCGAACCTTTAAGAAAAGGCAGTTTATAGGCGAATCGGCAATACTGATGCGCCGGATAGAAAGGCAGCTTGAAAAAGATATTACAGAAGCTTTAAAATAGTTTTAAATGAAAGCATTTTACACCAAACTGATTAACACGTTTTGTAATGATGAAACGGTAGAGCTGTTTACGGCTAAGGGCGTTCCGGCAGTTAGGCACTTGGATATTTACAAAGGGCAGTACCTGTTTGCTGAAGATTTTGAGCAACTGATATTGCCTGCCTTGTTGGTGGAGTTTACCATAAACCACCAAACCCGAAAGGCAAATATATCAATACACTGCTGCTGGGAGCAGGTTGCAGAAACTTCAGCGCACACCGCCGATATAAATACCGGGCTGCTGTATCTTGACTGGCTTGATATTGTATATAGCCTGCTGCACCATCTTGAGAGTGAACACACGGGCAAGCTTGAGCTGATAAGTGAGGGGATGCGCGATGACGACTCGCCCGTTTACGTACACGTGTTTAACTTTGAGTGCAGCTACATGGGCAGGGTTATACCTTCATACCAGCACTATAATGAAGCAACTGGCGAAAAGGTAACCACCACCGGAACCATTAAGCCTGTGCCGCCTGAAGGACGTTTGTATGATTTTTAACTATATTTGACAAACTTTAAAATTCTATACAATGAGACAAGAAGACCTTGATTTCTTTTTAGATAAGCTTAAGCTTGATACAGAAAGAGATTTACAAAAGAAGCAAGTAGTATATCAGCACAAAATACAGAGGGATATAGAAGTCATTAAGTACATTTTAATATTTTTTGCTGTTTTAGTCTGCATAGCGTTATTTAAATTTTGGCTGATGCCTGCTTTGTTTAAGCATTAAAAAAGCCCTCAAAAGAGGGCTTTTTTAATGCTTACCAAATGTGGTAGGTTTAGGATTATCAAATCTGATTATTAAAAAATTTCGCTCAATATTAAAGAAGCCATTGACCCCCTTCAAACCGTTATAGTGAACATTATTACCTTTTAAAGAAGTTATAGGTTTATCCCAACCGAATGATTTGTAAAAGTCATCATTAAATTTGAAGTTATATATAGTAACAAACTCAGCTTTCTTAAATGATTTATCAATGTAAAAAACTGTTATTTTTTGTCCTTTTAAATTCCATGTAAGAGTGTAATTGCCTTTGTTAAGTATCAAATCTTCTTCAGGAGTTTCTATAACTTTAACAGGCTTGCCATACTTCGCGGTCAGCTCAGCTTCGCTTTTAAAGGCTATGTCTTTAATCATTGCGCCCGGCACCTGTGCTGTGGCGGTAAAGGCTACAAAAAGCAGCAGTGTAAATAGTTGTTTCATTGTCAGTATAATTTAGTTGCTATGGTTGCTGTTTCGCCACAAGTGGCACAATGTGATATCCAGTTCCCGGCAGTGTCTTTTTCTGAGTGTACGGCCTCGCTGCCGCATTTCTCACAAAAGTCATAATTCAAGGCCATGCTGCAAATGTATTAATTTTTATCATTCCTGTTTTTCACGTGCAGGAAAAACAGGTACAGCCCTGCAACTGCCACAAAGCAAAAAAGCACAAGCGCGCAGGTTCCGTTTGAAATATCTTGTATCATTTTAAAGGTTTTTTAAAGGTTATTAATGCCTGCCCCAGTCCTGCTCCCAGTACCGCTGGTTAAGATAGGTTGTGGCGTGTGCTTTTTCCTGTTGTATGTGGCGCACCAAGTAAGAATTATAAGGCTTAATGCCTGCCATTGCACCCATTTTGTCGGCTTTGTTCATTCGTTTCCAAATGTTCTCAGCCATTGGCTTTTTGCCAACTTTGTAGCCGTAGGCATTCCAAAAGGCATCAAAGCTAAGGTCAAGCTCACCGCGCTGTACTGTAAAGTTCTTAATGGCCTGAAACATTCTTATTCCGGTTTCTTTAAGCGGAAACTTATCTGTAAACAGCCAGTCAATCTGCTGGCCGTTCAGTTCGCCGTCAAGTTCATAGGCAACTAAAGTGCCTGAAGCATCATATTTAAAGACAATACTGCCTTTAAAAGTAGTTCCGGTTACGGTGTAGATGTTATTAATCATTAGTTTAAACTTTTATCTAAATCGTTAATGGTTTTTTGCACTGTCTGTCGCTGGAAATCGGTTTCGCAGTTAACAATAAGGTCGCGCAGTATATCGCGCAAAGCCCACGCCTCATGATATTTTAAAGCAATGCTTAACTTAGCCCTGTACTGGAAGAGGTTGTTTGATTTTTTAACAACACTCTTCCACTTGGCCGACAGCTTATCGGCAACATCAAAAGCAATGGATCTCGTTACATTTTCCATTATGTCAAGCGTAGGGGTGCAGTTATATACACCCTGAGCAATGCTGTTGATTACAGCCAGCTTTTCTACTGTGGTTTTAAGGCTAACTTTCATTTTGCTCTTTTAAATCGTGGTAGGTTATAACCTGCTGCATGGCTTTTTCAACAGGCATGTTATTAATGGCTTCAATTTTGTCTTTAAGCTCTATCATGTGGCGCATAATCTTGTAAAGCGACTGCGGTGGGCAATAAGGCAGAAACCTTTCGTAAAGCTCAAGCTGCTGCTGCATTTGGTTCCTGTGGGTTATTGCGTTCATGGCTTCTAATTTTCAAGATAAAGGCCTGTAGATACCTGAGTATTAAATTCGCCTCCTTTCACTCCGCTAACCTTCAACCTGTCTTTAAGTTCTTTTTCAGATAGTTCAGATAAGTCAATGGTTTCAACTTCTTCAGGATGGTAAATTTTACTTTTGATTGCATAGGTTCTAAAGAATACATCCTGTAGCTCAGCTCTTCTTTTATTCTTTGTTTTAGCTGAACGGCGGCGGTTGATTTCCTTAGCACATAGTTCTTTAAATTGTGCCTTCATGTGTCGCCTGAAGTATTCATAAGATGAAGAAAGCAAAACATAATCCATGTATTCAAGGCTAATACGTACTTCTCTGATGCCGTATGTATGCTTGTAAGCTTTAATATTTTTATCTTTAAAAAAGTAATTCATTAACTGACCTAAAAGCATTAAATCCATATTGTTGGAGTACTTAAAAGAATAAATTTTGATAGCGATGCTTTCAATATCCTTATCATTAAGATTATACTTTTTCATAAGCCTATCTAATGCAGCTTTAGCAGCATCTTTTTCGCCTTGAACACCATTATTTACAAGCCTGTAAACTTTCTCTACTTTTTTTCTTACTTCTTCAGTCATTTTACTCTTTATTAAACTTGAAACATCCTGTTAAATCTTCAATAAAGTAATTGCCATCGTTGCGAAAGCTAAATATTTTATTATCCCTTATTACCCTGATAATCTCACCATTTTCATGGTTTGGTAGTATGTCACGGAGCCACTTAACAGTATTCTTAAGTCCAAATACATGATTATCCATGCTGGCTTCAACAGTATCAATTTGTTGCATTAACTGTTTATGTTGCCGCTTCAAATTCTCCATCTCTTCATATAGCTCAAACAGCAGGGCAAAGCCTTCATCTTTATCATGCTGAACGCGGTCAACAATTCCGCTCCAACTGGTGTCTATTTCTTTACTCATGCGCATTGCGTTTTAGGTTTGTCTAAATGTTCGCCACACAGGGCGCAGGCCGTTACTGTAACTTCGCAGCCAGCAACCGACTCAAGCACCACAATTTTAGTATTACTGTGGGTGCAGGATGGTTTAATATTGATTTCCGGTTCCATATAATTGATTTTAAAATTTAGTCTTCTGTATGCCCATCGGCGGGGAACAGGCTTATTTGGTTGTTATCAGCTTCAAGCAGTTTTTTAAGTTCTCGCTCAGCCGGAACGCCCAGGTACTCATCAAAGGTGCGCTTGCTTATGTGGTAATGATTTTTGATGTACGTGTCATAAATATGCACGTTAGTCATTCCTACCTGCTGGCAGTCTTTTGTGAGCTGCTGTATCTCTATTATTTTCCTGTAGTAATTCTTTTTGTTGTATGCCATTAGTTGGGTAGGATAAAAGGCAGCCCTTTTGCGTGGAAATAAGCCTTTGTCCCGGCTTTTGCAGCCGACTTGGCATAATTCCTTTCTAAGCCCCTGAACTGCTTTATAAGGTCGTCTAATTCGTCTAATTCGTAGCTGTTAAGCTTTTTCTTCAGGATGCTGCTGTTAAGCATAAACCTGTTAAACTTATTCCAGTCGTTAGGGTCGTGAATTCCGGTTCTTTGCGCTATGGTAAGCACTATACTGCGCTTGCTCTTTTTCTCAAGCTCGGTATTGGCATCTATATTCGCCCGGAACTTATATTCACGTTCAAGTTTCTCGCATAGTTCATCAAGCTCATAGGCCAGTAAGCCTGTACTGCTTTCTGTACGGCCTGAAGTCCATGCATAAATGAGCTCGTGGCGTTGCTTTTCGTCAATGCCATACTTAGAACAGAGGGTCATTAATTTTCTAACTGTTGCCATGATTATCAATTTAACTCCATTGTTCAGCCATCGCTTTGGCTATTCCTGGAAATGTTTTACTTCTTAATTTTCCTGAGCCTTTGCCCATCTTACCAAATATTGAGTATTTACTTTTACCTGATTTTTTAGATTTACTGTTGTAAACTAAAAATTCAGGTTCAACATGGGTTTTACTTTCAAATAGTGTATTACATTCGGAATGTTTCAGCAAGGGTAAGTTTTTTAACCACAAGCAGGTTTTTTTTGGTACGTTGTCTCCGAAATAGTAAGGATTGATAATTTGATTAGGCTTACGTATATGAGTTGATATAACACCTACAGGATTTTCAATAGCTATTTTTTCGATAGGTGCATTCATCAAGTCATATACAAACCTCAAAGCATCAACTCTTAACTGCCACCTTTCAGGATTACAAATTATATGTCTGTTGCCTGATACTGTTAAGTAGGTACATGGTGGAAATGCAATTAACATATCCCATTTATCAATAAATATCTTGTTACCAGCTTCTGTTATAATATATCCACCTGGTACAACATCAAATACATTAGCCTTTATATGAAATTGAGGATGGCCACCGCTGCAACTTTGTATATCACAGCTGTATGCTTCATGCCCCATAGCCCTAAATGCTAAGGCTACTATTTGACTTTCTTCACATGCAACTAAGATTTTCATATTTCAGTATTCTTTGCTCCGCTCCCGGCCTCGAACCGGGATGAGTAGCCACTGCGGATTTTTATTGTACGTTGCGGTCTAAACATTCAATCATGGCCACTGCAACCGCAGCCACTTGTATCAATTCGTCTCTGTAATTGGCATAGTTCCTTTTATCATTATACCTGAAGTGATTTTCTAAGGCCTCTTTGTTAACTTCGCCAACCTCTTCACCTAAAATGGCGCACCACTCAATTGGCAAATGGTTTTGTTCACCCCATTTAGCGTCTTGCTTTACACGCTCTTGCTGTACTTCTTCTAAGATTTTTTCCATAATTACAAGCTTGAAAATTGAACATTTACATCTTTCCATTTACCGTTTTCATCAAGCTGGTAAGCGCGGCAGTACAGTGCAGAACCGGCCACTCTTTGGCACTCTACCAGCTTGTTAAATTCATCGCTAAGCTGAGCGTCATCCAGCTTGCTAACCTGTGAGCGAACCTTTGTGAGCAGCTTAGCATCATAGTCGCCTTTGGCATTGCGCATAAGTAAACTGTCAAGCAGGTTATAAAACCCTTTGTTACGTCCTTCAAACTTTGCCCTGAAGAGGTCTTTTATAGCGTTAATGTGTACAATGGCCTCTTCAGTAAATTCAAACCGCTCCTGACGCTCAACTACAAGCTTCATTCTGCCGTCTGTACTCTTCAGGGTGAAGTTTTTCCAGTCGGCCTTAAACTCTTTGCCTGCATCAGTAAACATTTGCTGATACAGTTGCTTTGCGCCCTTCAGGGTTTCTTCTTTAAGCTTGCTCAGCAGCTCATTTGCGGCTACAAACTGCGCAATGGCGGCAGTTACAAAGGCATTCTTTTCAGCTTCGCGCTGCTCCTTCTTTTTTATAGCAGCCGCTTTTTTCTCTTTTTCCTGACTGTCTAAATACTGGCGTATCTCATCAGGTGTCATTTTGGTAATGTCAGTTACCTTTTCAGCCGCAGCGGGTTCTTTACCCACATGTTCAGCTCCTTTTACTTCAATTTCGTTTACTGCATCCATTTTTTTAAGCATCTATTGTTTTTAAATTACTCTCATTAAGCTCTATCAGCTTGTTTACATAGTAGTTCCGGTTCTGTACCCGTTCGTTATAGTCCCGGTGGCCTTCATTGTGCATTATCCACTCGTTAAGGCTCCCAATTTTGCGCTCTAAGGCTTCAGCGTTCATTTTCATTTTTTGTCGGTTTTGGTTAATCCTTTCAAATATTTTCTGTCCTAAATTGCCAGCCACACTTAGCAGCGGCCTGCCGTTTTTAGCTAAAAAAACCAAGTGTTTTTTTTCGGCATTGTAGGTGTACTGGCTTACATTGTGCATTCTCATAGCTTATACAGTTTGGGTTAATAATTCGCGTTTGATAACGCGCTTTACGCGGCGCATATCCTGAACCACTTTCAGGGTTTGTTTGCTCTTGGTTTTCTTATCTTCATATACCACAGCTACAGGCTTGCATTCAGTAAATATTTCAGCAGCCTTTTCACGCTCGTTAATTCCGTTGGCTTTACAGATAAGCTCTACATCATTAAGGGTAGCCCCGAACAGCTTTACATAGTTGCGGCCTAAGCGGCTTTCAAGCTCATCATAACCCTCCATTTTTAACCTAACCCCTCTTTTGATTTCTTCTTCTAAGTCTTCAGTACCTACAACCACAAGCCCGGCTTTATCTTCAATACGGTTAAAGAAGCTGATTATCCAGCGTTTTGCAGGGGCTTTAAGTTTCTTAAACTCATCAATAACAAGAAGTGGCTTAGTAAAGGCGCGCTCATTAAAAAAATTGGATATACGAACGCCAATTTGTGAAACTGAAAGCCCCCCTTTTGGTGGCTCAATACCAAGTGTAAGGGCTAAAGCAGTAAGGAACTCGCGCTTTGCCCATTCATCAGCCTTAAGCACATATACCGACTCGCTGTGCGCTTTGGCAAACTCATCTACACCTGTAGTCTTGCCTGAACCTGCTATAAAAGCTACCGGGATAAACAGGCTATGCTCTTTGGCATCGTTAAGCACACCCCACATCATCTTGAAGTTGGTGGTTTCTGCAATTTGCCAGCCTGAAAAATGAACGTTGAGCTTAGAGGCTACCTGCATCCACATTTCAGTTTTAATAAGCTCCCATTTGCCGTTAATCATGTTGCTGATAGTGGCGTTAGATACTTCACACTTAACCGATACTTTATTGCCGCTGCCTAAAGCTCCTATTTCGCGTTGTATCGCATCAACTATTTGGTTTTTTTGTACATTTGTCATGTTAAATGAATTTTAATATTGATTTTTGGTAAGAGAATTAATATCTATTTCAAGGCTGCTGGTCGTGCTGTAAACACTTCCGGCAGCTTTTTTTAATGGTACTTCAGTGGCGCGCCTTGCCTCTTCAAGCAGTATTGCGGTTTCTGCATTTTCAGCACTTGCCTTATCGGTAAACCTGCCCATCAGCAGGGCAACATCATTGTTGTAGCCCATTTTTTCCTCAAGCTCTTCAGCTTTGCGGCGTTCAATCTCGGCAAGGCGTTGTTTTTCTTTATTAACCCTGTTAAATTCAGCTTGTGGCCCATGTATAAGCGGTCTTTCAAATTGCTCAGCTTCACCCAAATGCACGAGGTAAGCTCCTTTAGACTTGAATAGGTACACAGCACTCAGGTCTTCCATGTCATAACTGATAATTACTTCAGGTTCTTTGCTCAAAATTTCATAGTCATTAACCTGATAGATGTACTCTGCATTCTGAATTTCTGTCTTGATAAAGCCGTTCCTGATTTTGATTTTCTTTTTAAGCCCGAAAATCATTGATATTTGGTAGGCCTCAAGCCATTGCACGTGCGGTTTATCGCTTTCATCATGCATAAGCTTTGGCGACTTATTTATATGCTTGTTTTTGCGGCTGTAGTAACTGTATGGCGTGGTTCTGTATGCCTCTACTATGGTTTCAGCTTCATTATATGCTTCAGTAAGATTAAAGCCTGCCTTTGCGCTTTCTTTTTTAATCCTTGCCAAGTATTCGGGGCTTCGGTGGGCATGCAGGCGCGTAGATTTAATGCCTTCGCCATAATAGTACTGGCTGTCTGTCATAAATACACTCTGTAGCGTTCCAAACCATCTTTCAAGGCTTGCTTTATCAGTTGCCTCATGCCCGATGGTTACTTTCACACCCATTTGCTCTAAGTCAGAAAACAGCCTTTGAGCTTCAGCAGTATTATGCCCCGGAAAACGGTCAAAAACCATTTGATAAGGAAGGTAGCCCGAAGACTGCACAGCCATTTTTAAGGCATTGATAACGCTCCAACGGTTCTCAGTATAGTCAAATGAATAACCCACTATATCGCCGCTGTGTGTATCGCGTACTGCAATTATGTATAAGAACTTATCAGAACCGTCATCTGCCTTGTGGGCTATCATGTTGAGCCTTGTTGCATCAATTTGCCAGCAGTCACCAGCAAAAAGGGCGTTTTGCATGGGTACATAACCCTCATACAAAGAAGCTTTAGTTGTGCCTTTGCCAAAACGCTGAGAGGCAGTAAGGAACTTGGTATTATGAAGTTCATAAACGTTTTGCCCAAACCATCGGCGTGAAGGCACCTTTTTGCCGAGCATACGGCACATATCCTGTATTTTTCGGGTTTTCCAGTCGTTAGAGTAGTTTTGCCCCATTGCTGTAAGCTGCATAGCCCAGCTGTAAACTTCAGGGTCATTATACTCTTGTGCATTCGTGTTCCCGGCGCGGGGCAGTTGTATAATTTCTGCAATGGCCTGTCCGTTTTCTATAACATCAGTTACCTTTTGTTTTAATATCCTGTAGTTTTTAGGCAGGTAGCGCAGGTCATTTTTTTCTATAAGCTCAGATAGCTGCTTGTAACCTTCATTCTCTGTCCTGAATTCGTTTTCCTGAATGTACTTTACACTGAACTCTAATACAGCACAGGCTTTGGCTAAGGCTTTTTGCTGCTCTTTGGTGCAGTCAGTATAACAGTGTAAAAAGTCCTTTTCATTTTCTTTTAAATAGCCTTTAAAAAAGCTTTCAAGCGTGTTGCTGGACTGCTGATTTATGGTCTGCTGGTAATTCGTTACCAGCTCTTCTTTATCGCCGAATAAATCCCTATAAAATTTAGGGGCTTGGTTAGGGATAAAATCAATATCATAATAGAATGAGCCGTTAAGCTTTGCCCATCGCCAGCTTTTACCTGAAGCAGGCAAAACATTAAACCGCTGGTAACATGCCTGAACAGATTTTTTGTATAACCTTCTTGCAGTCCTGAAATAATCATTAGAAATGTCACACACCTCTTTTACGAGCCGTTCAGACAGCCAATAGGTTAGGCCGTCTGAAGTTTTGCGTATAAGGATGTCTTTGTCTCTAAAGGTCATTTGTGTGGTTTGTGTTATCGGCTATCCGTGAAATCTATTCAGTTATTGCAGTTGCTTTTTTAAAAGGCTCGGCAGCCTCTTTAATTTTTTGTACTGTCTTTTTACGCTTCTCGGTAAAATGGTCACCGTCATATTTGCCGGACAGTACATCACTCACATATTTGGATGTAACTCCAACCTGAGTGGCTACGGCTACATTTACCCCGTGGAAGTAGGTTTCTGTAATTTTTTTTTCTGCACTCATATTTTTTAACTTACTTTGGTTTCATAAATACAGAACAAATATAATGTAATATTTTACACTAACAAATTAATAGTGTAAAAAAATACGCTATCACTATGGGGGCTACAGAGCGCGTTAAGCAGTTTATTGAAAATAAAGGCATTAGCAAATATGAGTTTTGCAAAAAATTAGGCTTCTCAAATAAGTTTTTAGATAATAGCAGCAACATGGGAACTGATAAAGCAGGTAAAATATTACACTATTTTCCTGACTTAAACGCTGAGTGGTTATTGACTGGCGAAGGCAATATGATTAAAACTAAAAATGCAAGGGATAGTGATAGTTTAGAAGTATCACATAAAGTATCACAAAATCAATACAATACTAAAAATGCAAATAATGTGATACTTTTAAATGAAGAGGAAGCTAAGTATGTAAAGACCTTCATGCTAAAGACTGATAAGCGAAATGAGCATCAGATAATACCAATATATAACTTAGAGGCTTCAGCTGGTTTAGTGAAGTTACTGGATAGCCCTATGAGCCATAACATTATAGACTATATCAGCATTCCTAACCTGCCTAATTGTGATGGTGCTGTATTTGTAACGGGTGACAGTATGTATCCGCTTCTAAAAAGCGGTGATATAGTGGCTTACAAGCAAATACATGATATTATTAATGATATTTTCTTTGGTGAAATGTACATCCTGTCTTTACAGCTAAGCGGTGAAGAGCTTGTAACAATAAAATACGTGCAAAAAAGCGAAATAGAAGGCCATATAAAGCTTGTAAGCCAAAATAGGCACCATGATGACAAAGATGTACCTTTAACAAAAATAAGGGCGTTAGCCTTGATAAAGGCGTCTATTCGCTACAACATGATGTATTAG